TAATAATTCTAATAGGACACATATTAAATGTTAAACAACCTATCAATATATTTAACTTTCCAATCTTCTTTTTGTACTTTCTTTAATGCGAGTACTTCTTTGGCAGTAAGATGTTTTTTAACACCATCAACATCAATATCAATTAATGGTTCTTTATGTTTAGGAACTTCATTTCCACCAACATTTACTGGTTTATATCCATCTTCTAACATTATTACTAAAGTATCATCGATAGATTCAATAGTAAATGATTCTGCTACCTTTTTATCGTTTTCAAATGAAAAACTTCTTTGCCCACTACCTTTTGTATGCCCTTTCTTTAAATCTTCTGGTGCTTGTGATTCTCTTCCAAATAATTTTGAATGAAATTCCCCAGTCCTATTTGCGTGAAATTCTCCAACATCATGTTGTACACCTTTTTTAGGAAATGCATCTGCTCTATCACTTGTACCATGTAATGAGCCAATCTTACTATCATGGGGTTTATGGAATACTAAATCTTGATCCCATTTTTCTCCTTGCTTTGTAAGGAAACTTTTCAATTCGCCATTATCATTACCTTTTTTGCCCATAACAAGATATGAATGTTCATCTTTCGTCACGGCATTTGGTGTACCATAACCTTCAATATATCTTCCTTTTACATGAATATATCCATGCCCAGCGGCTTTAATACTTTTTTCAAGTTCTCTATTATCGGCAACACTTTGTTCTGGTGATTTTCCATCTCTATTGCTAGTAATCATTCCAATATTTCTATCTTGAGTATGTTGATGTATTCTCGATAGACTGCTCTCTTCTAATGTTTGCATAATAATCTCCTAATTAAAATATTTCTGATCCAAATAAATTGAATGTTACTGTTGATGTGCTGCTATATACTGAGATAACATCGGTAGCACCTAATGTAATACCGAGTGTTAAAAAAATTGTATCGCCAGGAGATATTGTGCTATTATATGCAATGTAATTTGCATCTTGAATTGTTGCTCCTAATGGTCGTATTGCAACTCTAAATGTGGCTATTAAACCCATGTTGCATATAGCTAAAGTAGAACATACCGCACTTCTTGCAACTGGTACGGCATATAATGTTGTTAATGTATTTGCTTGTGATACCGTTTGTCCAAGCACTTTGTATGCTGTTGCCATTTTAAGCTCCCATTAATAAAAAATTCGATAGTGTTTCTACTGAAATTCCAGCAGGTCCGGTTGCACCAGTAGCTCCAGTAGCCCCAGTATCACCTTTAATACCCTGAATACCTTGTATACCAGCAGACCCCGTTGCTCCAGTATCACCTTTGATACCTTGAATACCCTGTGCTCCAGTTGCTCCAGCTGCCCCAGTTAAGCCTGTATCACCTTTGATACCTTGAATACCCTGTGCTCCAGTTGCTCCAGCTGTTCCAGCTGCACCAGTTGCACCAGTTGCTCCAGTATCACCTTTAATACCTTGAATACCTTGAATACCAGTTGCTCCAGTTGCTCCAGTTGCTCCAGCTGTTCCAGTTAAGCCCGTATCACCTTTAATGCCTTGTATGCCTTGTGCTCCAGCTGGTCCTTGAATACCTTGTGCACCAGTTGCACCAGTTAAACCTGTATCGCCCTTTGCACCTTGTGCTCCAATATCACCAGTATCACCTTTGATACCTTGAATACCTTGAATACCTTGTGCTCCAGTTGGACCTACAATTTGCCCAATATTATCCCACGTAGATGATAAAACATTCCATATGTATAAATCGCCAGTATCTGTTGTTATCCATCCATCACCATCATTGCCAGTTAGTGGTAATCCTAATACCGAAGATTTAGAACCTTGTATATTTACTACTGGTCCGGTATCTCCTTTGTCTCCTTTATCTCCCTGTATACCTTGTATACCTTGGTCGCCCTGTGGTCCAACATCACCTTGAAATCCTTGTATTCCTTGTGTTCCAGTGTTACCCTGAATACCCTGTAATCCTTGCGCACCAGTATTACCAATGTCGCCTTTGATTCCTTGAATACCCTGAATCCCTTGCCCACCAGTTGCGCCAGTTGCACCAGTATCTCCCTTTACCCCCTGAATACCTTGATCGCCTTGAATGCCCCTAGTACCAATATCACCAGTATCGCCTTTGATTCCTTGAATACCCTGCAATCCTTGCAGTCCACGTTCACCAAGAGGACCTTGTATGCCTTGTATGCCTTGGTTTCCTTGTGAACCAGTTGCCCCAATGTCGCCTTTATCGCCTTTAATACCCTGAATCCCCTGGCCACCATTTGTACCTGAGACACCTTGTATACCAATATCACCTTTGTCCCCCTTAAGAGAAGCCAACCATGCCGCCTCTGTACCAAAAAATCCATTTTGTACAGCAATTTCATAGGCACTATCACCATTTCCCTGACCATTATTTGTTATATCACTTAAAGTTGCCAATGTACCATTTTTATCTGGGAAAATTAAAGTTCTAGTTGTTGTTATCAACGTACCATCTAAATTAACTTTCCCAATTTTGAAAGTTTTCTTTAGTGTACCAAGTAAATTTGATTGTATAATATCGGTCATAAATAATTCCTATCTAGGTGTACTATAATTAATAACAATGGTTGCCATCCCAGTTGTACTTCCATTAGTAGTATAGGTAGCAATTATATTTTCGGTGGTAGCAACTATAATATTGCAATTGATTTCATATTGTACCGATTGAGTTAAATCTACATCGCCCTCTTCTACATATTTATACAAAATATCTTGACTACCAATTTTCAATGTTGTAGTTCCATTAAATGGTTCCAAAACATTCACAAATATAGTTTCAATAATATCGTTTTGACGCATTACCCCTATTTGTGTTGTGGTATTTGAATTGAATACTAAATTGAATACATTATCCCTATCACTAAATGCAGTTGGTGGTATCTGTAATGGATTTATAGTTATTATTCTATCAGCTGGCATATTTGTTAGGCCAAATGGATTATGTTCACTGAAATTGGATATTGTAGAATTATCATTGAACAATTTTTTATTTGCAGTATCATAATCAACTTGGTTCATTGCATTAGTTCCTATATTTACACTAGCCAAATCAGCTGAATTTGGGTCTATTAGTAGGCTTTCCCCAGTTCCTACGAAAGGATAAAGTAAATTATCGAGGCTGTTGGGAAGTGAATTTTGAATATCTTGTACGCCTGTATCAATAACTTCGGAGGAATATTGGAATAATGCACAACTTAAAACATAAGAGTAGTAGTCGTCTAATTGATAGAAAGAATCTTTTAAAGTAACAAATTTTATCTCAAAAAGATTTCGGTCCATTGGGTAATAAAGCAAATCTCCTTCGTTTGGTCTTATATTATTATTCGGAAGCGTTCTGGGAAATGCTTGCCCAATAACTTCTTCAAATCGCCTTCTTGAAACCCTGAATTGGGCAATTTCTTCAGTACGCAGACCGAATTTGGACATGAAGTCGTCTTTGCCTTCAAATTTATCCCATGATTCAAGATACATCTCAATAATTGCGAACTGTTTAAAATAACTTGTAGGGTCTTCGCCAAATAATTGATCAAAATTTGCGACATTTCGCGGTATGTAGATCAGGTCTTGGCCGTGAATTTGTATGGCTTCTATCATAAAAGAATGTATTAATTCTCTTTCTGAATTGCTGCCGATGCCTTTGCCTTTTGAAAAGTACGGATTTGTCGCCATGTTTATTTTCCTTGACTTTTAGTATAAATAGGTGTATACTAGTATTTATATAAAAATTTTGGAGAAAAAATGAAGAAATTAACTAATGCACAATTTACAGAAAAATCAATATCTATACATGGTGATAAATATAATTATTCGTTAGTTAATTATGTGAACTGCAATACTGGCGTAACTATAATATGCAAAGAACATGGGGATTTTTTACAATCCCCATCAAGTCATCTATCTGGTAGTGGATGTCCATATTGTGCAAAAGAAAATAAAACAAAAACTACACATATATTTATACAACGGGCATTAGAATTGCATGGGACAAAATATGATTATTCATTAGTAGAATATACAGGAACATATTCACCTATAACTATAATATGCAAAGAACATGGGGCTTTTAGCCAACGACCATATGCTCATCTAAATGGACAAGGGTGTAGAAATTGCGGATATGAATTGTTATCATCAAATCAATTATCAACTACATCAGATTTTATAACTAAGGCACAAAAACTAAATGGGACTAGATACAATTATACACTTGTAAATTATATAGGTAATAAGAAAAAGGTCAAAATAATATGTAGTTTGCATGGTGAATTTTTACAAACACCAAATGGGCATCTAAATGGGCAGAATTGTCCATCATGTTCTACTGGTGGATTTAATTCAATTCAACCGGCGATTTTATATTATATAAAATTTGAATATGCTGATACAACATTATATAAGGTAGGCATAACAAATATAGATACTGCTAGTAGAATTAGATCAATGTATCTAAATAATTCGTGGACATATACTATATTAAATGAAACGCATTTTACTAATGGTAGTGATGCTCACAAAAAGGAGAAATCAATACATCATAAATTTAAAAGATATCAATATAAAGGTGAACCCATCATGCAAAATGGATTCACTGAATTATTTATCATTGATATTCTAGGATTAGATTCTCAGCCTGTGATGAAAATTGAGGGCACCTCAAACGAGGTTCTAAGTTCTTCTTCGGCTGCTTGAACTTCTGCTAATCCTTCACGGTATATCTCCACGCCTCGTAGAACAATTCCTCCTGGCATCGTTATCTTGTCGTATTTGGACATATTTACGCCCCATTGTCTTTTGAAATATGCTACACATAATTTTTTCAAGATACGGTCATTGTAAACTTTTACAAACTCGTCTGGGTCTAATACAATATAACATTCCAACACAATATAGTCATCTGGCGCAAGAAAACTGAAGTCAGCATCAAGATGACAACGATTCGTGTGCCTATTAAATCTTAAACTAGGCTTTGCAATAAGAGTTTCATCTAATAGCGATAGATGCATCTGCATCTGGGTATAATATACCATGCTGGTATCGGTTAAACTAAACACATCATTTAATCGCCACTGGTACCTTAAATCGAACATACTGATTCTATTAGTAACTTGACTCCAATTAACCAATTTAGTTATACTATGAACATAATCTGGTACAGTAACATATCTATTACTCATATCGCCAATGACTACAGAAACAACCACTGCTGTAGCACCTGACAAATCTCCCGCCAAGACTTCACCAGTTAATATGTTACCATTGGCAACTTTATTACTTCTAACAATATTACCATGCACATCATAAACCTGAAAAGTAGAACCAGTTACAGAAGACCTTACCCATTCATTTGGTGTAAATGTTCCAACCATATTGGAAACAGTGACCTCATCAATAGTAATTTGTCTGGATATATATGCCCTCTGAATACTGTCATAGTGATATTCTCTGAACATCTGAAAAGCATTGTCTAAACAATCCTCCATTTGAGTCTCCTCAATGTTGACCTCTATAACGGGATGCCCCAATTGTCTAAGACAATAATCTTTTAATTTTTCTCTTGAATCTATCATGGTAAATTCCTCTATTATGGTGTATACTACTATTTATATAAATTAATTTGACAATCTCCTGTCAATATGATATCATGATTACACTTAAAATTTTAGTATAAATACTATTACATACACATCGGGAGAATTTAATGATTAACTGTCCATCATGTAACTCGCAAGACATTCAAAAGAAAGGGAAAGATTTCCGTCACGGCAAAATTTCCCAAAGACATCGTTGTAAAACTTGCGAAATTAATTTTTATGAAGATGATATAGTAGGTATGCCACTAGAATACACCAAAACCGCACTAGGAACGCTGCCACGCAACGATGATGTGAACACTTTTGTAGTTACAGCGGTAGTCAATAATGTCCCCGTAAACACGAAATTATTCAATACCCTGCTAAATTACTGCAAAATTAACAACGCAAGACTTTTAATAATACCAATCAAATATGATCAAGATGGAAGTCATGAATATTTATACGACCATTATTTAAAAGAGTATTTTATAGATGAAAATATCAAACTTTGCACTGGATTAAAATTAATGGCTGGTATAAATATTAGTCCAGCAATTGGAAATCCATTAACTAGTTTTGAAAATTTCTCGCAAGGTGAGTCATTAATTATTGCGCACCCACAATTGGCTTTGAAAAGTATTGCGATGAGTCATGTTGATCCTGCTACAATTATGTATACTACTTCGGCAATTTCGGAAAATATTTATACAGATACCAAACAAGGCACTAAAGCTTCATATAATCATTCATTTGGTGCATTGGTAGTTGAAGAAGATTTTGAAATAGATGGATTCCATATCAGACATTTAAATTCAAGCGATGAAGGTTCGTTTTATGATTTGGATAAATTTTATGATGGAGAATTAGTATTAGAAGATCAAACTATTGAAGCTATTGTGTTAGGTGATGAACATATAATTCATGCTGACCAAGATGTAACTAGAGCGCATTTTACCAATAAGGATTCCATTGTAAATGTCTTAAAACCTAAATTTATTGTCAGACATGATTCACTAGATTTTTATTCAGGAAGTCATCACCATAATCGCAATATTTTTACAACATATGCCAAACATCAATCAGGAGCAAATAATGTAGAAGCAGAATTAGATGAAACTATTGCATATGTATTGAATACTACACCAGAATTTGCAGAAAGTATCATCATATCAAGTAACCACAATAACCATTTGTTACAATGGTTGCAAGAAACTAACCCAAAACTTGATCCAACAAATGCATTATTTTATCATGAAATGATGGTAATGATGCTCAAGAAAACAAAAATGGAAGGTAGTATGGCAACTTACCCAAACCCTTTTAAATTGTGGTGGGAGAGTAGATATACACATTCTAATATAAAATTTGTAAGTGAACAATCGTCATTTAAAATTCATGGAGTAGAATTGGCATTTCATTCGGATAAAGGCACAAATGGTGCAAGAGGAAGTATTGTTGGATTTTCCAAATTGGGTATGCGCACCATAATAGGGCATAGCCATTCACCAGGGATTTTTTGTGGTTGTTATCAAACTGGAACTAGTAGTAAACTCAAATTGGATTATAACACATCAGCAAGTTCATGGTGCCATGCTGATGTTTTAATACATAAAAATTCAAAACGCCAAATGATTTTTATCATAAAAGGGAAATGGCGTAGATAAACAAAAGGGGGCTTACGCCCCTTTTTTATTGATTATGTCCGTCAAAAATATTCAAAATACCGCCCAAAATTTTCACTCGTTTTCCAGTAGGAGTTATCAAAAAAGTGCTGTATATATACCTGCCAACTTTTAGCAAGGATGTTGTAGTGTTATCCAAAGTCATAGTAATTTCTCCACCAATATGATTTGAAATTACGGTTGGCAATACATTGGCAATATCATATAAATGAGTCATTGCGTATTTTGTAGATATGCTGCATCCAGTTAAATTTAAACTATTATCCAAATTTTTTAATAAAAATGTATATAAAAATGTTTCACCTTGCCCAATATCAAAAACTTGATAAATTGGTAATAGGTATTCTAATAAACTCCCACTTAGATTTACATTATCTATTAAAGCAATACTATCGTCTAGTTGTAAAGTTAGATCAGTCATAAATATTCCCTATAATACATTGAAATTAACTTTAATAAGTCCTATTGCACCTATTGTAACAATAGTGCCATCAACAACTGTTATATCATAATAACAAGTACCATTTAAAGTTCTTGTAATAGAGTTTGGAAGTTGAATTTGAACTAATCCATTAGTAGAATCTAATATAGTAATTATAAATTCCGCAATAGGAGATGTAGATAGACCCTCAGTAATAAAAGAAGTTATAGTTTTGTCATTTAAATTAAGTGGTATATCATTCTTATCATGAAGGATAATGTTTTTTATAAAATCAGAACCTTGCTCTATATATAAATTTAACTGTTTCATAAATTAAGCAGTTAATCCAAGATTTGATAATACATTTTCTAAATATGCAACTCTAGTCATTAGATTATTTATAGCAGCAATAGCAGTATCTCTATGGGCAGAAGTATCCCAACCACCAGCAGCGGTTCCGGTACCACCAGCAGGAGCATTAGCAGTTGGAGCAGTTGGAGCAGCAGCTTTTGCAACTGGTGTAACATTATTAAATCCAACTTTACCAATTACTTTGAGATCGGTAGTGATATTACAGATAGTACCATCTATAGTTGTTGCTCCACTTGGTGTAGTATTAATAGCAACTGCACCAGTTGAAAGATTCCATGAAAGTGCTGTAAATGCACTTAATGCGGCAGAACGAGCACCAAGTTCTGTAGTTGATACTATAGAAGACTTTAATGCAGCTGAATTACCATCGTTGCGAATTCCAGCGGCATACCAAGTAGTTGATGCTCCCTGAATAGCGGCGAATTGTAGAGTATTTGCTGCTGTTAATTTACCAAATACAATACCACTAGATATGAGTCCAGTTTCATCTAATGCCAGTACTTCCGTTGCGCCAGAATACCATCTAAAAGATGATAGATTATCTGGCACCGAGTTCCATAATATATTTGCACCAATACCAATTGCAAAATCAACCCTAGACGGAGATACTGTTGGGTAAAGACAAAGTTTAGTCCCAATACTTCTAGTAGTATATGATGGAATGCCTGTTCCAACAGCACCAAAATCTATTCTATTACCATCGACTCCTGATAAATAAATTTGCCCACCGCCATTTGCGGTATCATTATTAGATGATACATTAACCGTTGTAAATTTTCCTGTAGTTGGAGTTGTTCCGCCAACTGTACCATTTATATTAATAGAAGCTGTACCTGATAAATTTGTAACAACGCCACTAGATGGTGTTCCTAGAGCTGGGGTAACTAATGTTGGAGAGTTATTTAATACGACACTACCAGAACCAGTTGAGGTTGTAACACCAGTACCACCTTTATCGGCAGTTAAAGTGGCTGACAGTGTAGCTGCACTGCCTGATGTATTTTGATTAAAAGTAGGCCAAGTAAATGTCCCAGTACTGAAATTACCAGAAGTTGGTGTACCTAAAACTGGCGCAACCAATGTTGGGGAGTTATTTAATACAACACTGCCAGTTCCAGTTTTAGTTGTAACACCTGTACCACCATTCAATACCTTTGTAACACCAGTAGTATAATATCCCTGTAAAGTAATAATGTCGTTATTAAGTGCGATTAAATCATTATCCATTTGGGCATATGATAATGGTACTCCATTAACAGTACATTGTGGGCCAACAGTCTCACGGGTTACAATATTTGCCATTTTATCTTCCTCTGTTATTAGTTCATATACTACTATTTATAATAATTATTTTTGCAATAATTTTAAAAGCAACTCTTTAATTTCACTCAGTTCATCTTCGAGTCTATTAATCCTATCATCATCAGCTAGTTTTTTATTACGCATATCTATATAAGATTGATATGCGGCTTTATCGGTATTTATGACTGCCCCACTATCTAAGTCTTTAGATAGTGAGTGGTCATTTTCAATTTTAACCAATTTGCTCATATTATTACGCCAATGCAATAACTCTAAGGTCTTTTAATTTAACAACTTTAGAAGTGTCGGTTGATCTAAAGACAATCTTTAATTGAATAGATGTAAATGGTGCTAAATTTAATAATTCATATGAAGCATCAGTAAAACTAGTATTAGTAGTTGATATTAGACCAGGATCAGCAATCAGTGTATATATTTTGTTATTAAACGCATCTGGAGAAGAACTATCACCAATTCTATAATAGACATCAACATTAGCAAGTGTTGGTTTATTATATGAAAACATAACTTTAAATGCAGTTGATTGGTTTTCCAGACTAATAACCTTGGTTAAATATTTAGCTCTATTTGAACCATTAATAGGTGCAATTTCGTCTATAAAATAATCGGCAATAAATATTGCAATACTAGTACCAGTTTCAGTTGCAACTAAATCTGAAGCGACTTTAATATATGAGCCATCGGTTGCTACTTCTGTTATTAAATGTACCCCATTATTTCCAGATACACTACATCCTGTTACATTAATATATTTCCCAGGAAATGCTGTTAAAAATAATGCCTTTAATCCAGCATTTGCTGTTACAAAATAATTGTTTGTAACATCTACAGTTATCAAACTTGAACCACCAGCATAAATTGTTCTATAATCTATTGCCGCAACATTTAAAGAATTTGTTGGAGTATGTATTCTATTAGTAATTGCAATCATGGCATTTCTATCACAATCAATAACAGGTGATACTGAATCATTAGTAGATATCATTCTTGCTGTTACTGATAATGATTTTGCTCCACTCATTTTAAATGTTTCATTTATCTGTGATGCTACTATACTAGATGATGATAAATCTATAGTACTACCAACTATAATATCTTTTGCCACAGTATCTTTAACACTGGCTACAGTTGTACGTTTAATATCATAATCAATTGTTGCACTTGGAAATTCTTGAGTTTGTATATTTAAATTCATCGAATCATATTTGGCATTATAAGTTGCCAACATAGTATTACCACCAGTAAATCCAGTTGCATTAGCATTACCAGTAGTTGTAATAGTATATGAATCTATATCAACATTAGCAATTACATGAGTCGTGTAAATTTGTGCTACAGGGATATTATTATATGATCCAGTAACAGTAACTTCATTTGTAATTGTAACTTTATCACCAGCAATCATACCATGATTATAATGATATACACGTACAACATTACTACCAGAAGTAGTTTGTAATGGATTTGATTCTAATGAATCGCTGTCCAATAAAGAGTTATTGAACTTAACAGCACCAGTTACATTTGTTACAAATTTTGCTCTATAAATTTTAAACTTTAAATCTTGTAATTGATTTGCAGTCCAAGTAGAAGCATTTTGTGATTCAAATAATACACCAGCATATGGTTGCTCACTAATATATCTATCAGCTCCAATTTGTTTATCACCAAGTTGAGAAATCCATACATTATAGTTATTGCTATCAGATAATAATACTATACAATATTCAGTATTGTCTTTAACGTAGACAGGCGACTCAAATGTAAATGTAGTAGCAGTATCATCTTTAGAATATTGTTTTCCATCTGGAGCAATAACCTTAATATTAGATAAATTAACCTTTTTAGGAGTTAATACTGTACGACTAAATGGCAATATTAATTTACCTGGATACCCATTTACAACCTCTCTAATTTCTAATCTAACTGGGACATTAGCATCTTTCGAAGCAAAGTATATATCAACTTTTGTTAAAAATGCTCCACCAGCCTGTTTTACTAAAAATGTCTGAGCCAATGGGTCCATCCACGCTGTTATTGTATTTGTATTTTGACTAACTACAGTTTTGCCATCAACTACTTGTACTTGGTTTACTTGTGCGTTTCTAACAGATTCTATGGTTTTTTGTCTTATATTTATAGCTCCTGCTGATTCAAAGTAATTAGTAGCAATTGATGAATATGTTAATATATTAGTAGGCTCAGTTGTCAATGTAAATTGACGAGAACCAGTTCTAAATTTTACTTTATTATTATTAGGTATATTAAATAATGCAACTATATCACCATTAAAATTTGAAACCAAATTTCCACCAATTACTCCAGCACTTACTGATGATATTTTACCACGAGATAGTGATATTGATCCAGTAACTACTTCATTTACTATAAATGGGCCGTTCTTAACATTAACAACATAAATATATGTAACTCCAGTTGATGAATCTTCTTGTAGGGCAATAACTCCAGTTGCTCCTGATATTGTACCAGTTATAACATCTCCTTTATTTAATGCGTTATCGGCTATTGTACCAATTAACCTAGCGGTTTCTGTAGCAGAACCACCAGATGGTGTATCAATTGTACGATCAAAATCAAAAACAAATCCACTAACTGGAGTAATGGTTAATTTAGTTGCTGGAGTAACATAATTAGTTACTGATACATCATCAAAAAATGGATAAAATCTAGTGTTTGGCTTTAATCCTCTAGCGACACATAATACATTTTTACTACGCATATATGGAATAGTTGTAGTTGATATTATTTTATCATCAATTTGTGTATTAGTATAAGTTGCCGTTACAGAAGTATTAATACCAGTTCTAGCATACGTTTTAGTAGTTATCGTGGTAACATCCATAGTATCATTAGCATCCCATGTGCCATTATCAACATTCATCATATAATCGTCTTGTCCGTCTACATGTTGTTCGTGATATTGACCAAACTCATCAAAATAACCATGTCTAGTTACTAATTTAGGTTGACTAGTTTTTATGGTTACACCAGTCCATATATTATTCCAACTTCCCCAAACAGTACCAAGTACACCAGTCGCCTTTAATGTAGCGATAGTGGATGAGTAGTTACCTTCAACTTTATTTATAATATCTGGTTTATATTTAGTATCAAACCAAATATCACTAGATGGGGTGAATGAAATATTTCCAATAAATGTAAACATTGCAAATGGATTTATGTTTTTAACTCTTGAGCCAAATGGTTGAGATATCATAGTTAAATGACTATATGGTAAAGTTATAGCAGAACCAGTTATACTATAACCATCAACAGTACGCTGTGCAGTATTTACATTCTCTTCTATTAACTCAATATTTCTTACATTATGTTGTGGTCGTAACACTTGATTATCTGGATCAATAGAGCATAAATAATCATTTGAGTTTGTAGCTCCTATACCATGATCAGAAAAACTATCAACAATAAATCCATTTTTATATCGTTCTAATCTATTCTCATCAAGAATAGACATTGATTTTGTTTCTTGCTCTAACATTGATAGTGATGTATAATATTCTACATTTGTTATGCGCTGGTCTAATGCGCCTATGTCGCGCATAGTATATCGTTTATTGTCAACTACATCTAATGAAATATTATTTGATGTGGTGCTTATTGTGTATGGTAGCATACTTATCGTTGCTAATAACATTGCAGGTTTATTTGTATTTGGTTTTTTTGGTAGGGTGGAAGGCACACCTCTAGTTACAAAGAAATTTCCCGTAGAATCTATACTAAGTGTATCAATTCGTGCTAAATAATATGAATAATCAGCCGATACATTATATCCACGTTTTAAAATTCCAGTAACTGTACCATCAAATGCAGTACCTGTAGTATTCATTATCGGTCTAAAATCAAGCCCATCTCTAATTGCCACTGGCATTTTTTCATACGGAACAACATTTGCATAAGAATCTATACTAAAATAATCACCAACACCATGTGTAAAATATTCAAATACAGCCCTAATTGAACCGTTTGGTGGAAAATATCCAGGTTTTAAAGTTAAATTACCAACATCATAATGGGTAGGTCTTTGCCCATCGTCAAATTTATAATTTTTTGTAATGTCAACTGTAGCCAAATTTCCGGTAGTAATCGCCCCAAATGCTGGTGCCATTTTAACACTAAGCAATCTATAGCAGTCACTTCTTGCTAAACTTATAATTGCTGCTTGCACTGTAGCAGCAGTAGTTATGTCCTTTGTTTCTAGGGTTATTGCCTTTGTTCGCTCTGCTGCGGTTTTTGATATTGAGACTAAAACATTATAGGCTGTAGTATTATCTAACACAGATGCAGTTAAAACTGTGGAATCACTATTTACTGCCAATGTCGGAACTTTTATTGCTCCTGTAGCATTATTAATAAACATATAATTTGTTGAGTTTCCAACAGATTCAAAAGTTTCTCCTGGAGTTGTTAAAGTAATAGTAATTACTCCGCTTCCATTTGAAGTTAGCGTCTGATATTTTCTAGTAATTGTATAAGTAGTATCATTACTAACATCATCTGTACTTTTTACTTTTCTTATGAAACTATTTCCAAATTTAACAATATATGCCATTTTGTTTGGTTCATATATTATGGAGTTAGTGAGATAAAAAGCATCACTAGCTAAGGCCGGAGATGGGGCAGAAGACAATGTTAAATGTCTATCGTCAGTTGGTGTTGCCGCAACCCTATAAAAATTTATATTATCTGTTGTGATATAATCACCAGGAACGAGTTCACTTGAAAATCGAGTACCAACCCCAGTAACGGCGGTTGAAGATGAAGTTATAGAACCAGTTTTTAATTGATTTACGGGGTACAAATCTGCCGTAAAATCCAATGCCAATGTAGCATTGTTATAGTATATCTGACGTACATTGTGAAATGTTTTTCCAGCAACTAATTGAATATTAAATAAAAATGCTTTATATGTGCTTGCAATATCTCCATGTTTTTCAATTGATGAAATAATTGCGGTTCCAACTTTAACAGCACTATCTGAAGTTGGTAGTCCACCAGGAGTTACATTATATCTATCATATAAATCAACTTTTGCAAAATTAATTTCAGGAATTGAATATAAATTTTTCAAAACTACATAATTACCAACATTTGCTGTTGCATTTGTATTGTTTACTCTATTAAAATCTCTTGGTTTGTCTATTTTAACATAAGATACACCTAATTTTTCAATTTCATATCCACGCACATATGCCTTACCACCTTCAATAGCAACATCTAATTTTGTTTCGTCGCCATCAAGATTTACACCACGATTATATGAGGGTGTTTCTGTATATTGCCATGTTACCCCACCATCAGTAAACGTGCCAAAATCCGTTATATAAGTTGGAGCACTACTATAAGATGTACCACCAACAATACATTCATATGTATATGTGGTTCCACCAGTAGTATATTCAATAACATCGCCAATAATATAGGGTGTACTATTTAATCTGGTGTCTCTATCATTAGTCCTATCTTCCCTCATTTGTAATTTAAATGGTTTTACGGTATAATCGCCAGATTCATCATATGTTCTTCTTGCTAATGTATCTTCAATAATAGCATAATCAGTACTAACAACTTTAAGTTCAGCAACTCCAAGATTAAGTCTTAATAATTCTAAAAATGATGTATCAGTGGTATCTTCTAAATCAAATTTTACCAAATTTGTAGAAATCTTATAGCGATTTGCTCCTGGTGCAGCATAATTATAAGACCCGATTGAATTATCATATAAAGTTTCATCATCATCAGCTGTTATAATTTCTTCTGTTATATTTAAACCAACTCTATAAGATGGGGTTATTCCATATTTATCAAGAATAATAGTTTCTTTAATTGTAGTTACAAAATATCCCCGAATAAAATAAATGCCATTTTGAATGGTTGCAATTGACCCAAAAGTATTGCATGAGGTAGGGATAGCAGTACAACTTAAAGGAGCATCGGCATCATTTGTAATGGTTTCATTTTCTATGAATTTTACTGAACTTGACCCAGATTGAATGTATTTTATATATAAGGTATTATAATCACCATTTACTTCAGCTTCCGCATGTACAACCAGAGCTTTTGCACCAGATGTATCGCCAGTTATAATAGTATCAACAAAATCATTAAGAAACAAAGAAACTTTTTCTGAATATGCGTTTGTAGTTTGTAATTTAATACAATCAACTTTATTTTGACTAGAAATATAGCCAGGTATTACCATTGCGCCTTCTTTGAAGAGATGGTTACTAAGTGCTTCAGTTTGACCTTGTAAAATGCTTTGTAGAGTATTCAATTCCCTAGTTTGAACAGCAACACCAGGGCGAAATAAAACTTTCTTGAAGTTTTCTTCTGCATTATATGTATCAAAATATGGTGAGGTTGGGAACTGATTACTCATGATGATATCCTTTTTGTTAATTGTTTTAGTTGCTATACTACTATTTATATAAAATTTTACAACCCTATAAGAGTTCTCAGTGTAATTATTTGGCTTGCAGTTTTGTAATAACCATTAGAAACGTTATTTATATCAACCACCATACCACCATTTGATGCCATAGTTGGCAAATCTACATTAGTAATCGTAAAGCTAATACTGTTTCTAGTATTTATAATAGTATTACCAACTAATGGCACATATTTATCCAAAGGTTGTAATAACATTTTTGTAGAAAGTATATCTACAATTTTATATAAATGATCAACTGCACTTACATTAACTTTTACAGTATCATTTAATACGTAGTTTGATAATGAAAATGTTCCAAACACAGATATACATGGAGAAACTACACTGGATGCACATTTTT